GCAGCAGCGGAGAGAACCGGGGTGCGGTGGCAGCGACGCCGGAGCCGCCCCACTCGAATGTCACCGTGACGGCGACGTGCTCATTGGTGAGCGGCTGGCGGTCGGCGCCGAGGAACCCCTTGATCAAGTTCCGTTCGACCCGTGTGCCGGTCAGCGGGTTCACCTCCAGCGAGGTGATCTTCACTGCATCGGTGGCGCCGATCGCGCTGGCCAGGGTGCCGTAAGCGGTTTCCGTCTTGGCCAGCAAGAACGAATTACGGATCAGGAGAGCAGTCATCAGTCCTTGGCCTTGCTGGGTTGGGCGGGCTTGGCGGGCTCAGCTTTGGGCGGCTGGTAGTCAGCAGCAGACACCATCTCGCCGCTGGGGAGCATCACGTACTCACCAGACTCGCCGTGGTGCTCGAATTGTTCCGCCATGGATGGGGGCTGAGCGTCCTGGCCTCAGGCTACGGAGGCCGGCTCAGGGCAGCTGATCGATCGCGTCGTCTCGGGTGCGATACCTGATCAGGAACCGGTACTGCATCCACCCAGCAGAAGCGTCGGCCTGCTCATACTCAGGCCGGAAGCCATCGGGCTGCACGTCATGGGCCAGTCCGCCCATCGTGCGGTCGGCCATCATCCTGCTGTGCACGTCAACGCCGATGGGATCCGCCAGCTGATCGGGCACGTCGCCGCGCACGTAGATCTCGACCAGCACCGGCAGCGCCTGATCCAGGCGTCCCAGGCTGGCGCCGATGGTGCGTGGTGCGTTGACCGGATTATCTTCACCAGGGCTGATCGTGATCGCTGGCGCTTCCGATCTGGAGTAGGCCTGCGCACGGCTGCGGTAGATCCGCTGGCCCACCTGCACCGTGCCAGGAAGGGTGACGGTGCGAATCCGTTCGAGGATCTGTTCGCGGATACTGGCCATAAGGTCAGGCTAAAAGGGCTGCACTAGATCGAACACCACCCAGGCGCAGACGACCGCGACGCCCATTGCCACTGGCAGAGGCACGGCATTCAGCAGCCAGACCAGCAGGCCGGCCACCAGTGCAACGGCGGCGGTGACGCGGATCAGGTAGGGCATGGGGTCCTGATCCGTTCGAGGATTTGAAGGAGGGTGGTCATCGAGGTCAGGACACTATCGGGGGGTTAGAGGGCGATGCGGCGGAAGGCGCGGACGTTACGGTTAAAAGTTTTGGATATGTTCGGCCTTAGCTCGCCATTGTTTGGCCGCCAGTCATATGAGTTAGCTGCCGACGACTCGGTAGAAGACCAGGAATCCAGGGTAAACGCTTCTGTGCCGCCTGCAAACAGTGCCACTGTTGTTTGCGCTGGAGACCCAGCCGTCCAGACGCTATTGCGCCTTGGCACGGAATAAGCATTGATCCCTGACGTGCTAGTGATTACATTGCTGCCCGTTGTGGGCTTTAGGTTGAAGTAGGCAATGTCAAGCTCTAGCGCGCTTGGCAAATACCAATCAGTAAAACCCGCTATGCTTAAGTTGACACAGAATTGAGCAGCGGGATGATTTGCTATCCCTGCCGCTACCATCGCAGCGGTGTTGGCGGCACCATCAAACATGCTGCCCGTGTTGGCAGTTGCCGTGGCGGTCGTTTTCCAAGCAACGGATAATGAGTTGACTGCCCCGGTCGCCCTCGGCGCAACGATCAGCGCATGGGTGGGGTTGCCGTTTGCAGTGTGGCTGATATAGCCAGCGAAGAAGCCGCCACCGAATGGCTCGCCAATTACGGCGGGAATGTACTGCTTGGCAGTAATAAGCCAACTCATGGTGTTACCTCCGCAGCAGTGTTAGAGGCAGTGGAAAATGGGGTTGGCTTGCTATAGCTCATTACATGGGTCATGGGATAGCAGCTCCGAACGTGTTGATTAGGGTGGTGATGCGGGCATCCAGCAGGGCGAGGTTCAGGGATTCGCCGATGGAGTAGAAGGCGAAGCGGGCGTTGGAGAAATCGCCGCCGTTCCTAGAGAAAACATCAATAGGAACCGCTGCCGGGGCGGAGCTGCTTTCGTTGATCGTTGTACTTGCTCCGCTAAACCTTACAGTGCATTGAGTGTCGCTAGATCTAGACCCACCAAATAGCCCTGTAAATGGTGTAGCGTTTGCCGTACTTGACGTGCCTGAGGTGTTTATGCGCGCAACCACTACGCTGGCGGTTGTTAGAATATGCGTTGATCCAACGGCTCCGCTGGGGCTTCGCGAGGCAATCGCAGCTCTAGTGGCATTGCGTGTTTCCGGTTCGGAGGTGAATACTGCGACATGCTTGCTATTTTGTGGGTCAGCGCTATTACTCCTATTGCTATCTAAATAGTTATTGGTCCCATTCGCCTGTAACCCCGTCTTTCGGTTGTAATTCCACCCGCCAGCCGTGCCAAACCGTGTCGGCGCAGGCCCCACCAGCGGCACCAACGCACCAGCCAGCGTGCGGGCACCGGCCATGATTGGCGCGGCCTTGATGATGCTGTTGGCTTGGCTCAGCACGCCGCCGCTGGTGCCTAGGTCGCCAACGTTGATCGAGTCGCGGATGAACACGTCGTAGGCGTCACGCACGCCCACTTCCAGGCCCAGCGTGTTGCCCGCTGCTACATCAGCAGCCACCACCCGGTCGATGTAATCCTGAACAGGGCCGATGTAGGCGTTGAACCTCCCCGTCCCAACCCAGATAATCGCCATCAGTCCACCCTCTCCCAGATCAGCGATTCCCGTTCAGGGGTCGCGGGATCATCCGGCAGGAACTGCCCGCCCTCGCCACGGGATTGCGTCACCACCCACAGATCGCCGGCAGCGTCCACCCACTCCTGGCCCACGCTCGCGGCAGCAGGCCGCAGGGAGCCGCCCAGTGCCGCCACGAACCCATCCGGCAGGTGCAGGCCGATCGCCAATGCACGCACCTCCTGCAGCAGCTCGGCGGACACCAGCCCCAGCCGGCGTAGGCCCAGCCAGGCTGCCCGAAAATCGTCGACGTCACCGCCACCGGCAGCGGCCAGCAGGGTTGCAGGCAGGCTGATCGCTGCAGCCGGGGCTGTGCTCACCCCGCCGCCCAGCAGGGCATTGATCGCGGGGTGGCTCAACAGCGTCCGCTTAAACGTACGCCAGTCGGCAATTGGCGCCGGCTCCGGGATGTCCACCACGCTCCAGCCCCATCGCCATTCGCCAGCCTCCAGGTCCACCGTGCGGGTCTGGTTGGCCTGCTGGCCGGCGCCGGGCTCAGGGGCGGGTTCGCGCACCACACGGAGCACTGCGTAGCGGGGGTCGAGCTGCTCGACCGGCTGATCATCCGCTCTGGGGTAATCCCGAACCTGAGCGGTCTGGGTGTCGAACAGGACGAGGTTTCTCATCAGGCCCTCCGCACGAACAGCGAAACCTTCAAGCCCGCACCGGCCACCGTTGAACCGATCTGGTCAATATCGATGCTGATCTCGGCGTCGTCCGCCAGGCTGGAGTCGGTGATTGTTGCGGCGCTCGCTGCGGTGGTGCTGCTGAACTCGGTGGCGTCGATTGAGAGTTTCGTGCCCAGCACGCTGGCGCCCGCCTCGTTCACGTCCACGATCAGCGTGGAGCCAGTTGGTGCTGTGTTCACACTGGCCCGCACCGCCAGCAGAGTGGCGGCAAACGGCATCCTGAATCTCACCCGGTTGGTGCCGGTCGTGAGCGCCGAAGATTCGTCGCCCACCGGGATCACGATTACATCGGAATCGCGCTGATGCCGGTGGTTCCCCAAGGCGTAGTCCGTGCCACTACCGATCGCTGCAGTAGCCGCCAGTGGCTGCGGGGCGGCATTGGTCGGGGCGGGAATCGACGGCAACCCGCTCAGGTCCGCATAGGCCCCCGTGAATCCCGCCCGGGCCATCGCCGCGCCGGTGTTCACCAGGATGGTCCCGGTGTTAACGTTCACCCTCACTACGCTGCCGACCTGCTGCACCTCGCCAGATGCCGGGATCGTCGCCACCATGGCGCCACCAGCGCCGACATAGAGCTGATCGCCCAGTTGATAGCTGTTGGAATTGAACGGCCTTAGCTCGCCCAGGATCACGGCGTCGCCATCGCCGTTCTGGGCCAAAGTGGTCTCCAGCACGCCGATCGCTGGCATTTTGAGCGGATCGGTCGGGTCGCAGGCCGCCACCCTGATTCGATCGGTGTCGCCCACGCTGCCGGTCGCATAGACCGCTGTCCCTGCTGTTAGCTCACCGCCGCTGATGTTCCTGACGTGAACGTAAAAGTTCCCGGCGATGCTGCCGTGGATGTGGGGGATGACGACCGGCGCCGTGCCGGTGATCGTCAGGCCGGTGAATGATGGGCTGTCAGCCGTGCCCAGGCCCAGCAGCGTGCGCTGTGCGGCCGCGTTGAGGGCCTCCACCATGGCGCGGCCTGCCGCGGTGCTGGCGCCGGTCCACCATGCCGCGATGGCCTGCCGCACCCGCTGCGCAGTCCACGCCCGCCGGGTCGTCGCGGTGCCGGTCTCGGCCTCAGCCTGCTCGATTGTGGCGGCGGTCCATTCGCGGGCATCGCCCAGCCGGGCGTCGCTCAACCCCACATAGGCCGCGTCACCCTCGGCGGCGGTCAGGTAGCCGGGGTGGGGGTCTGCAGCTGCTACGTGGGCAGCCACAGCACTGCTGATCGCGCCAGCCGCCAGATTCGCAATCGCCTGAGTGCTGGCGTCCACCGTGGCGCCGCCCTGATCCATCGGTACCCGCTCGGTTCCATCAAGCGGGGTCGTGGCGTTCGGCAGGCCTGTGATCGTTGTTTCAGCCATGCCTACAGAATGCGGAGTTGCTTGTTATTCAGGGTCGTGATCCGCAGGCCGCTCAGCGTCACTAGGTAGGTGGCGACCTCCTGCACTAGCTCCAACACCATCACGCAGAACCGGCCATCAGCTAGCCGTAGCGGCTCATGCTGCAGCCTGTATGTCTGCCCTTCGTGCTGCACCTGGTCGCCATACTGCAAACCGCCGAACTGATCAGTCCTGGCAGTCAGTTGTCATTCATAATGATCTGGCTGGCGCGGTCCATAAACCCCAAACCAACAACGGCCCCAGCAGTGACGCTGGAGCCGAAGTCAGCCAGCAGGAAATCATCGGGGATTTCCTGGATCATGGTCAGGGACGGTACTTCTTGACGCCCACCGCAACGCAGCTCACGGCAGCGCTGTAGGTGCCGGTTTCATCGAAAAACCGCAGGCGCAAATAGGCCGGAAGATCATCCTTGGACAGTGCCAGTCGCTGGTGATAGGCGACAGTGGCCAGGTCGGGGAATGCCCCGCCGGTTACATCCACGGCATCGCTGCCATCGGATGCGCTGCCGGCCTGCGCCTTCACCTTCATGGCGCTGCCAGCCGCGCTGGCAGGGGCGGTGAGGATCAGGCACACATCGCCATCAAATGCAGAGCAGTCAATGGCGGTAGTGTCATTGGCGGCCGACACGGTCGTAGGGGCCAGGATGGTGACGCTGTGCAGTGCCTCCAAGTTGCGTTGTCTGATAGCCATGGTCAGGGATCCTCCGTGGGGGGCTGGGTGCTCGTGCTGAGCTCGGGATTGTTGTAGGTGGTGCGCCGTTTTCCGCCACGGCGGGGGGATTCGTCTTC